CTAAAATTGGTTGCTTACCTTATGAAGTAACAAGAATAGCTAGTCAATTTGTATCTAAGGATTATTCAAAACAACTTTTAACTGGTATTCATTTAAAAGTTGATAATAAAAATATTAGTATTGAATCAACAGATGGACATAGGGCATTTTTCTTTAAATTTCCTAAAGATGAATTAGGATTCAAATTAGAAAAAAATGTTGTTATCCCTGGTGCGATTTTAAAAAACCAGGTTAAAAACTGTACTAAAGTTTTAATTACTGATAGTTTAATTACATTCATGAATGAAGAAATATTTTTATCTTCCATTCATTATTCTGCTATCGAGGGAACTTATCCTGACATTCAAAATATAGTGCCTGATTCATTCAGCAATATGATAGGTAAAGAATTTTCATTCAATGCAACTTATTTAGCAGAATTTTGTAATCAAGTAAAAAAAGTTAGTACTTCTAAATGTTTAACCTTTAATGGCAACATACCTTCAACACCATTCATTATTAATACTGAATGGGATATTAAAAACCCTTTTGAATCCTTAGAAGGTTTTAAACCTGTTTTAAACTATCTTATTATGCCTATTTTGAAAAAATATTAAATTAATTTTAATAAATAACTTGTTTTTATCTTCTTATGTACTACAATAGAAAACATAAGAAGATTTTTTTTTATTCAACTTCTTACAAAATAAAATGAACATTACAAAGAGTTTCGCTAATTGTGATAGATACATTTTCGATTTTAACTATTGCAGTTCTAAAAAAGGTTTTGCTCAATTAGATACAACCGAAGATGCACACTACTACGGAAACTGGGTTAATTTTAAAAGTTTTGAAATTGTTTCTTATGTTGAAGGTGACATTATCATTAAAAAGTGTGATGATGAAAACGAATTTAAGAAAGAACTTTTAAAAAGTGTTACCTGGTTTAAAGATAATAATAGTTATAAAGGCATTGACTTATTAAGTGATGAAATAGAAAAAGATTTTAATAAATTAAATTTAGATAAATCTTTTTATCTTCATAAATCATATTGCGAGGTAAAATAAAATGAAATTACAAAATTTTGGAAGTAATCAAACATTAGTTACATTAACTAATGATAAACAATTATTTTATTCTTATAAAACTATAGTAAGTGCAAAATTAAAAGATAAATATTATTATACTTCTTTTAAATATGGGCCGACCACAACAAGACATATTAAAAATTATTTAAAAGATAATTTAAAAGATGCTATAAAAGTTGAACAGGATTTTTTAGATAATTTATTAGATAATAATATTATTGATATTACACCAGTTAAAAAAGAACTTAAAAAAATTAGAGGTGTTTAAAATGAATATAGATAAAGTTATCTTTACAATAAAAGATAAACAATACAATGCCATAAAATGTTACGGTTACAAGTATTTAACAAAATACATAGGTAAAAAACTTATTTATCAAAAAAGATTTAAAAGATATTTCTCTTATTGGAAAGTAGTTGAAGAAAATAATATTAAAAGATATGATAATTTAGATTATAGTAAAATGTTTGATTTTTTAACTAGGTTAAATTTTGATATTAATTATAAATGTTATGACCATAATAATACTTTAATTAATAAAGATTTTAATTTTTATAAGTATCTAACAATTAAAGATATTAAGCTAAATAAAGGTATTAAGGACTTATCTCTTGCTAATGATGTAATTAATAATTTATCTATGGAATTATTATTAAGATGAAATTTAGTCAAACATATTATAAACATTTAACACCATATCAACATAAGATTAATAATGAATGGTTTATAAATAAATTAAAACTATTAAAAGATAATGGTGTTTTGATAGTACCTAATATTAATAAAAGATTTAATAAACAAGGATTAGAAATATAACAAAATATTAATTAAATCTTAAAATTATTTATTTACTATTGTACTACATTAGTAAATATGTTTATAATGGAATATAAGAAGATATCTATTTTTTCAACTTCTTATTAAATAAAATGAAATTATTTGTTCTTTATTTATCAGCAATTGTATTTACTCTTATTCCTTTTGTTAGTATAGCTAACAATATTAAACAAGATATACAAAACAAAACTAATAATTTTGATTCTGCTATTACTTCATATTCTCAATATTTACAAAATATCTAATTATGAAGTATTTACAAAACATCATCTTATTCTTATTAACTAGAATAAATTTTAGTATTAAAAATTTTAATGATTTTTATACTAACCTACATGAGGAAACCGAAGAAATAATAGAGTCTATGGAATCTAATTATTTATTAGGTTTATTAAATTATTCCTACGATGGTTGTTTAGATGATAGAGATGCTCAACAATTCCTAAATGAACATGGTTTATTTTTAGATCAGTATTTATCAGAAACTAATGATGATGATTTAACTATCTTAGGATTAGTTGACTATGTAGGATATTAAAAAACAAAATTAAAATTAAAATAAATTAATCCTATTGTAAAAAATAGGATTTTTTTTTATGCAAAAAATTATTATTAAAAATTAGTTTTTATTGTTTAGGTTTTTTCTTATCTTTCTCTTGTTATTGTAAATAACTAATTTTAATTTTTAATTGGTACGGTTGCCAGGTTGTGAGAGCTTGCCAAAAATAAAAACTATTTTGATGTAAGAAAAAAAAATCAGAAAAAAAAAAATAAAAGTTATTTTGTATTTTGTACCAGGCAACCCGCAACCGATCCCGCACAATTCTTTTTTTGTTGCCTGGGGTAGGGTTGCTATTTGTTGCCGACTGCATCGCCACACCCTGAACCTACTGATAAATCCGCAAATTATTTCCCTCTACATTATTTATTATAGTACAATACTACAATAGTGTCAACTATCTTTTTGATTTTCTATTCGTATAGCTAGTTCTGGAGCATTTATATTTACAGTCTCTACACTCTCCCCTACTACTTTACCTAATGAATCCAATATTTGAGCAGCAGTTTGAAACTGACCTTTTTTGCAAGCCTTATCAAAAAGTCTAACTCTCATGGCTTGTATTCTTGAGATCATATTTTCTCTATCTTTTTGCCAATCCTCTTCATTCCACTTACTTACTTCTTTCCAATCGTTCCATGCGGTTTTAACGCAAACTCCCTCCCTAGAAGAATGTTCTAAAACAAGATGTCTTGCGGGCAGCCCCTCCAACTGTCTTCTGTATAACCTTTGCCTTCTTTTTTCTATAACCATATCTGGTGATCTACCAGGATTTTTTTTCTTTGGAACGGATCTATCGTCAAAATTTTGTAAGATGGCTTCTGTCACGGACTGAAACTTATGTTATTAATTGAATAATAACCTTAAAATAGCTAATTAGTCGATAAAAACTACAAAATAAATTAAAATTAAGGTTATTTTGTACTACATGAGTGTAAAAGCGAAAGAGAAACTAACATTGCGATGGGCACAGGGGGAGGTGTTCAATGCGAAAAACAGATTTAGGGTACTGGTGGCTGGCAGAAGATTCGGAAAATCATATTTATCTTGTATTGAACTTGTAAACGCTGCAATTAAGCGACCAGGCGAAACATATTTTTATTGTGCACCTACATACCGCATGGCAAAAGACATTGCCTGGAAAGAATTAAAAAAATTAGTACCTACATCATGGGTAAAAAGCAAAAACGAAACCGACTTAAAGATCGAACTAATCAATGGCTCATTAATTGAACTAAAGGGAACAGAGAACGCAACCACATTAAGAGGCCGTAGTTTAGCTGGTGTTGTATTGGACGAAGCAGCATTTATGGATTCTGACGTATGGTTTCAGGTTATCCGACCAGCATTGGCAGACAAACAAGGATGGGCACTCTTCATATCTACTCCTGATGGAACGGCTTCATGGTTTTATGATTTATGGTGCTACGTTCCAGAGGATCCCACGGGAGATTGGAAGAGGTGGAGTTTTACTACGATAGACGGAGGAAATGTTCCAGCAGAGGAAGTTGAAGCTGCGAAGGCCCAACTAGATAGCAGAACATTTAAGCAAGAATTTGAAGCAAGTTTTGAAAATCTTACGGGATTGGTGGCTGTCAGTTTCAGCGATGAAAATATTAGTGCCGAGGTACAAGATTTACAAATGTTACCTTTAATTTTGGGATTAGATTTTAACGTAGATCCAATGGCAGGAATCTGTGCGGTAAAACATAATGACTGTCTTTATGTGTTTGACGAGATAATGTTGACGGGAGGAGCTACGACATGGGATTTTGCGGAGGAAGTTACGAGAAGATATGGAGTTGATCGTAGAATTATTGCTTGTCCAGACCCTACGGGAAGTGCAAGAAAAACAAGTGGGGTTGGAGTTACGGACCATAATATTTTAAGAAGGAGTGGATTTACGGTTATGAGTCCAAAATCCCCCTGGAAGATTAGAGATAAAATTACTTCAATTAATACGGCTTTATATGATGCGAATGGTGATAGAAGAACATTTATCCACCCTCGTTGTAAAGAATTAATAAAAGCACTTAGAACGTTAACTTACGCTCCAAATACAGGTATGCCTAATAAAAATTTAGGTGTAGATCATGCGTTTGATGCTTTCGGTTATCTTTGTCTACAACAATTTAACCTAGCGAAGCCAGAGACACTAGGCCAAACTTCGTTTAGAATATACTAAGATACCCTTTTTGCTTATGGCCTACGGAATGTCAACTACAAAAAAGAAAAAGAAAAAGAAAAAGGGAGGAAAGAAGAGACATGAATGTACCTGTTAATAAAGCACTTTACGCAAGAGTAAAAGCTGAAGCCAAACGTAAATTTAAAGTTTACCCTTCTGCTTACGCAAACGCTTGGCTGGTACGAGAGTACAAGAAACGTGGTGGTACTTATCGCACTGAGGCAAAGAAACGTGGCAAGAAGTAGTGGTGGTCTTACCCGTTGGTTTAAGGAAAAATGGGTAGATGTCAAAACTGGCAAACCTTGTGGACGCTCCAAAGGCGAAAAACGAGGCTACCCCGCCTGTCGTCCAAGTAAACGTGTCTCAAGTAAGACACCTAAGACTGCTTCAGAAATGTCGAGTGCCGAAAAAGCACGTTTTAAACGTGAAAAAACGGGCAGCAAAAAGATAACCTACCAACATAGACGTAGAAAGACTAAAAAAAGGAGTTGAACATGGCTAAATCTGCTGCTATGAGTAGATGTATGGGTTACATTTCTACTGTTAAAAAAAGTAAAAAGAAAAAATCCACCAAAAAATCCACAAAATCAAAGAAAAAATGACTGAAATCACACCAGAAATGCTTGACATCATCGAAAAGGTCAAAGGCAAGCGAAATCCTGCCCTCTGGGACCCCAGATGTGAACAATATCAGGCAAAAATGTCAAAAAGTACTGTAAAAAAGTCAACAACAAGTTAAACTAATCTTAAATACTCTTTTTTCTTAGGACAATGGCATTTCATCGTGGCGA